ATGTATTCTGCTATTTCTTTCATATACTTTAAGGTTATCTGTCTTAACATATTCTATTTCATTTTTTTGCATTTTAACTCCATGATAAAAATATCCTTTTATACTAGCATATTATATGCTATTATCAAGGTGTAAATATAACTTTTGGAGGAAATATGTTTCAATATGATTATGAAAATTTTAGAAAAAAGATAAATTACAATGCTACCCTTAGAAATGATAGTATACATTCTATGCAGGATTTTTTTGTAGTGGATGGAAAACAAGCTGTAGTCAATGGAAATGTTTTTGATATGACTACAAACTTTCACAGAAACTTATCATCTAAATTCAAGATTCCATACAGCTATTATAACAGAATAAAAGATGAAGAACCACAGTTGTTTGAGAAAACAATAAATACTTTAAATAAAACAAACAAACCACATTTATTCAGAACCCAAAGAATAAGAAAACCTTTTAGAATTAAAAATATATTAAAAGGAAAGTCTATTGGTAATGTTAGAGCCTTATTGTCTAACAGATACAAAATTATGGATAACAAAGAAGTATTAAGTTATCTGGAACCAAAGTTTGATAAGAAAAATTTTGTTCTTCTTAGTGGTTATGAAGATGATAATATTATGAGTATGAAGATTAGATTTACCAATCTTATTGGACAAGTTAGGCAGGGAGATACAGTATATGGAGGAATATATTTAAGGAATTCTGAAGTAGGTCGTTCATCTCTTACAATATCAGCTTTAATATATAGATTAGTTTGTACTAATGGATTAATGTTGCCTAGTAGTGAAACAATTACAAATACTTTTCATTTAGGTGGTAAGAACGAGATTGGATATTCTCCAAATTACATTATACCAACTAATGCTTTAGATAAATTAGATACAGTAATAAATCATTTACTTAGTAAAGATATATTTAAGGACAATTTAAATATATTAAAAACTACTACTTATAAACAAATAAAGAAAGTTAAATATAAAAAAATTAAAGAAGTTTTTCAAACTACTGATGAAGAAGAAAAAATGATCAAAGAAGAGTTTGAAAAAGAAAATGATTTTACCGTATATGGATTAATTCAAGCCTTCACTTCTACTGCAAGAAAACTAAAAAATATTCAAAGATCATTATATCTTGAAAGAATTGGTGGTTCATTAATGCAAAGCAATGATAAAATTTATGCTTAAAAATGAACGCAGAAGAATTAAAAGAAATTGGAATTAAATTATTTGGCTCTGGTTGGCAGACACATTTTGCACATTCTTTAGGAATAACACCTCAACACTTTAGAAGATATGTAAGTGGCAAAACAAAAATACCAGAGTCAAAAGAGTATCAAATTAGGATGATGTTTCTATTATATAAAAAAAATTTGTGGTTTGATTTTCAAGCTGAAATTATGTCAAAAAAAATTTAATCTTTCCACCAAGCATCTATATTATCTATTTCTTGTTTTATTTCTACAGACATTTTTTCTCTGTAGCTTCTGGTAGATACATCATAACTAAATAGACATTCTCCTATTTCTCCATATAATCCTTGCTCTCTTACTTTTTTTACATAAACAACTGTTTCATTATCCTCAAAGTTTCTATGCACACACAAGCCAATGTCTGCCATATTATGCCAATGGGCTGAACCTGATATATCATACATACTTGGAATTGGGTATGTACCATCATTGTTTCTGTGCATTTTTGCAGGGTGAGCCACTATCCATACTGAAACATTATGAGTCCTAGCAAACCTTTTACAAGCCGATATTATCTCTTTTATATGTTCATCCTCTCTCTTTGTTCCTCTGTCATTTGTATCTATCTCATTATATGGATCAATGACTATTCCGTTTATTCCTTCTCTTATAACTGCTACCCTTGCTTTGTCGAGAATCCACTTTATTGTTGGTCTTTCTTCTCTTGATTCTAAAAAGAAAAAATTACTATTTAGATATTTCATAGCTTGTAATAATTCTGCTTCATTCATTTTTCTAGTGGCTCCTTTTGTAAATGGCAATTCCAAATATTTTTCTGCTAATCTTGTTAAATGTCTTGGGGTTGAATGTTCTGGAGAAAATATAGCAAATTTCCAATTATGTAATTTACTTGCATTAATTAAAATCTGATCAAGAAAATTAGATTTACCATGATTGGGTATACCAGTTACTATTGTAAAAACACCAGTCATTAATCTATATACTGAATCTAAAACTTCATATCCTGTCGTTAATGGTTTTTCTTCTTTGCCCTCATATAAATCCATGACTTGATTGACATAGTCATTAGCTTTGTATAATCCCTCAACTGGGTATGGCTTTGCTTTATCAATGAATAATTTTATTGTATCAGTAGCACCATAAGATAAAGCATCTGAAGCATCTTTGCATTTAACATCTCCAGACAATGTAATTGAACCCCAATCGACATAACTGCATCTATCCTTTCCAAACCTATGAGCAAGTTCTAATGCCAAAGCTTTTCCTGCTTCATCATTATCAGTTGCTATTATTATTGATTGCTCCTTTGCTAATTCTTCAGCATGAGTTTTTAAAGCATCAAATCTTTTATCATCCTCTCTAAATTTTGCTTCTTTAGAAGCTCCGTCTGGTAAGCTAACAACTTTGGTAAAACCACATTCATGCAAACTGAGAACATCCATTTCTCCTTCAACTATTATTAATGGTTCTTCTGTTTGTGATGATAAGCAATCAATATTATATAAAGTTCTTTCAGCATCTTTAGTCTGCCTGAACTCTTTATCAATGCTTCTATACTTATGATTTACTTCTTTACCATTATAAATATATGGAAATATTGCAGTTTCTTTTTCAGTTCCATTAAATTTTATTTTGCTAAATGATATGTTAAAATATTTAAGAGTACTATCTGAAATCTTTCTACTTTTAAAAAACTCTTGATACTTACTTTCCATGTTTTTTTTCTCTATTTCTTTTGGTACAGAATATATTTTTTTATTTGTATAAGGGTAATAATGTTGTTTATTATAATTCGGAGAATACCCTCCACTATAT